GTTAAAATGGAAGCACGATCTGGATCAGTTGATGTTACCTCAAGCCAGGGCACATTGATTAAGTCAGCAAGTCTAGATATCAATTCATCTGGTGCAGTTAAGATTAGCGGAACAGACAGTCATATGAATTTCAGCGGGCAGAAGAAAATACAAGCAGCAGAGATTCGTATGCAAGAAGGAGCCCAGACGGCTAGCAATGCTGAAAAGCCTGGTTCACCAACCACTACACCTTCTGGCAACCCACAAGTGGCTTCGTCAGATGCAGCATCTATCCGTAACCTGGCATAAATAAAGGAACACTGTAGAGGAAAACAATGGCTAGCCTAGTATTTGTTAACAGAGCACCAGATTATGTCGATTTAGATTTAGACTTCCTGCGTCATCCGACAACAGGTGACGTTGTTGCTAAGTCAGGTAATGAAGCAATCAAAAGGTCTATTAGAAACTTGGTGTTCACAAATTTTTATGATAGACCGTTTAGATCATATATTGGTTGTAATGTTCGCAAATTGTTGTTTGATAATATTGATTCATTTACACCACAACATATCGAGGACTCTATTATATCCGTAATAAATAATTTCGAGCCAAGAGTTAAAGATATTGCTGTCCGTGTTTCTGCCGACTTTGATAGAAATGGTTTCAATGTTGAGTTACAGTATGTTATCAAGAACAGAGAAGAACCTGTTATAACAAGCATATTCCTTGAAAGGATCAGATAAGTAATGGCAACTTCCAACACTGCCCTCCAAGTTGCAGACCTAGACTTCTTTACTATTAAAGAAAATCTAAAAAACTTTCTTCGTAGCCAGTCCACATTTACTGACTACGATTTTGAAGGTTCTGGTATGTCTGTTCTATTAGACGTTCTTGCGTATAATACCTATTACAATTCTTTCTATCTTAACATGGCTGCCAATGAGTCATTCTTAGATACTGCACAGGTCCGTAATAATATCCTTTCACATGCTAAACTAATCAATTATGTTCCCGACTCACCACACGGTTCTGTATCACTAGTAAACGTCATCGTTACTCCTTCTACAGTGGAAGACCGTGATACAAACGTTATTACTCTTGAGAAGTATACCAAGTTGGTTGGGCAAGATAAGAACGGTATCAATTATCCATATGTCACCTTAAACTCTAATACATCTTATAAGAGCGGTGATGCATTTTCATTTGCTAATGTTATTATTAAGCAGGGTGAAGTTATCACTCAGCAATTCCTTGTTGAACCTGCAAACACAAAAAGACGCTTTCAGTTACCATCTGCTAATGTTGATACTGATACTCTTATTGTAACTGTTCAAGAGTCAGCATCTAACACAATGACAACTGAATATAAGTTAGCGGAAGACTTGACAGAAATTTCTTCTGCATCTAATGTATATTATGTTGAAGAAGATGATCAACTTAAATACACCATTTATTTCGGTGATGGTGTTCTAGGCAGACGTCCTAAGGACGGTAACATTGTTATTGCAACATATCTAGACACTGTTGGTTCGGTGTCTAATAATATCTCTAAGTTTAAATTCACTGATCCTGTCGGTGGTCCTCTCTACAGAGATAACGTTACTATCTCCACAATATCAACATCATATGGTGGTACAGATAAGGAAGACATTGAGAAGATTCGCTTCCGTGCTCCTTACTATTATACTGCACAGAACCGTGCTGTTACTGTTAAAGACTACGAATCAATTATCACCAAAGATTATAACAACATCGACTCTGTATCTATTTGGGGTGGTGAAGATAATGATCCTGTTGTATATGGTAAAGTTTATCTATCACTAAAGACTCGTGGCTATTATGCTCTATCTAATCTAGAGAAAGAGAACATCAAGAATACTCTTATTGAGAACCGCAACATTCTAACAATCGTTCCTGAGATTGTCGATCCAGATTATATCTTCCTAATCATCAAGGGAAGAGTAACATATAATCCATCTCTCACATCTCTATCTAATGAAGAAATTAAGAACATCGTTAAGAATGCCATCATTCAATACAACAATGATGAACTATCTAAGTTTAAGTCAACGTTTAAAAAGTCTAAGTTGCAGTATTACATTGAGAACGCAGAGAAGTCAATCACCGCATCTGACGTTACAATCTATATGCAGAAGCGTTTGAAACTTACCACTAATCAGTCTAAGAACTATGTTATCAATTTCAATTCACCACTTAAAAAGGGTGACTTCATTGAAAAGATTTATTCATTCCCACAATTCACTGTGATTGATAGTAGTAATATTCTAAGAAACGTATTCATTGAAGAAGTGCCTAACTCATTTACTGGTATCGATTCAATCAATGTTACCAATGCTGGTGCTAACTATGAAACAACACCAACTGTTACTATCACTGGTGACGGCTCTGGTGCGACTGCTTATGCCACTCTTGTTGGTACTAGACTAAAATCAATAACAGTTACCAACAAGGGTATCAACTATAGCCGTGCAACTGTTACTATCACAGGTGATGGTAGCGAAGCCACAGCATCAGCAGTATTAGAAGCCAAGAATGGTGTTCTAAGATCATTCTACTATAAGGCTAACGGTGAGAAAGTTGTCGTTAATGATAATGCCGGAACAGTAGATTACAATACTGGTCGAATCATTTTAAATGCAGTTAACCCACTAGGAATCGGTATCAACGATTTCTATGACACAGACGTTGTAACAGTTAATGTCGTTCCTAATAGCGACATCGTATACCCACTAAGAAACAGAATACTTGCTATTGACGAAAACAATTATCAGAGTATTCAATTAGAAGTAGTTGCCGAATCATAATGACGATATCAAACAACAAAACATCACTTCTTATATCATCACAGGTTCCCCAGTTCGTCAAAGACGATCATGAAACCTTTGTTCTATTCTTACAAGACTATTATAAATTCCTAGAACAGAACAATCAAGTAGGTAATGTTTCAAAGAACTTTACCAAGTATAAAGATGCTGATATTGCTGAAGGTGAGTTTCTACAAAAACTCTATGATAACTTTATCAAACTACTTCCTGAAAACATTGTTGCTGATAAGACGCTTATTCTTAAACACGTTAAGGACTTCTATCGTGCTAGAGGATCGGAAAAGTCTGTTCGCTTCTTGCTACGTATTCTATTAAACAAAGAGATAGAGTTTTATTATCCTAAGAGAGATATCCTAAGAGCATCAGACGGTAAGTGGTTCATTGAAAAGTCTGTCAAGATTAGTGATATCAAGGTTAACAATACTTCAAACACTATTGCATATAACAACTTCGTCAATAAGAAAATCACTGGACTTTCTTCTGGTGCCACAGCTATCGTAGAAACTGTAGATACATTCTATGATAAAGGTGAACATGTCATCGAACTTAAACTATCAAACGAATACAGATCATTCTTAAATGGTGAAACAGTTGCTTGTATGTTCCCACAAGAGGATGGTGACAAATATCTAACCGGTAGTTTGTTCTCTGGTGTCGTTGTTGCTGTCAGTCTTATCGAAGGTGGTACAGGCTATACAGAGGGAGCATCTATTCCCGTTGAAGGTGGTGGAGGCACTGGTGCTCAGGTCATCATTTCATCCACAACAAAAGGATCTATTTCATCTATTGGTGTTATGAATGGTGGTGCTGGCTTTAGAGTAGACGATACTCTAATCATCACTGGTGGTGGAGGTGTCGATGCATCTTCTAATGTTTCATCAGTTGATCTAAGTGAAAAGTATCATCCTAATACATACAACCTAGTAAAGTCAACAATCAGTCTTGAATCTGGTACAGCAATTAATAACGTTAGATATTCAAATCTAAACAGTAGCATTGTTAACCCATATAGTCAGTGGGTTCAGAACTCAATGTCATACTGGACATTTTCTAACTGTGGTCCTGTAGCAACCTGTCTAGTATTGAATATTGGTGACCATTATGTATCACCACCATCAATTGATGTTCAATCTAACACAACTGTCCGTGCATTGGGTATTCTAGGACGAATGGAAATCCTAGACGGTGGTTTAAACTACAACGTAGGTGATGAATTAGTATTCAATAATCCGGTTGGTTGTTATGGTGTCGGTGCTAAAGCAAATGTTAGTGCTGTTGCTGCAAATGGTATGATCACCGAAGTTAAATTCAGAGAAATGCCTGGTCATACTGTCGGCGGTTCAGGCTATGAACAACTTGCATTACCACTAGTAAGCGTGTCATCAGGCACAGGATCTGGTGCTAATATTGCAGTCAAAGCAATTCTGGGTGACGGTGAAACTGTTGCTGCATCTGCTGTTACATACGGTAAGATTCTAGAACTAAAACTTGTCACTGGTGGTTCTGGATATACATCCGAGCCAACAATAAATCTTAGCAATATGGCTACAGGTTCTGGTGCACAGGCTGCCGCTTCTATTGTTACAGGTGCATATACCTATCCTGGTAGATTCTTGAATGATGATGGCTTTGTCAGTGCATATAACTTCTTAGAAGATAGAGACTATTATCAGAACTTCTCTTATGTTATCCGTGTAGACGAATCAACTAACAAGTATAGAAAAGCAATCAATGACCTAATTCATCCAGCAGGCATGAAGATGTTTGGTCATTATCTATTGACTGATCAGAATCGAATCAATGTCAGTCCTAATGTAGTATCCTGGACAGCAAATAATAAATTGTATCAATCAGACTATACAGTTGTTCTTAGCGATGTTACCAAGACAGGAACATATAACGTAAATAGCCTGACTGCATCTTATACACCTAAGATTATCCCTGGTACTTATATCGTTACATCATCAGAAACGGCATCGTTCACATCTGTCGGAACTGATATGATTCTGTATTCACCAGGTCATGGGTTATTTAAGAACAGCAATGTATATCTAAAGTTCCATACAGCAATTTATTCTAACGTTACTAATGGTATATACAATATTAAATCTGCAAACACAAACTATATTACTGTTCCGATTGCTAATGGCAATTCTGCATTTTATTCACCACCAACAATCAGTTCAAATCTAATCGCTGCAACTGGTTATGGATTGACGAACAACTACGTTTCACTATCACAAGTTCTGAAAAATTCAAACGTTGTTATCTCTCTCGGTGACTCATTGACTATTAATGGATCACAAGTGAAAGTTGTTTCATCCAATGCTGATGCATCAGTCGTTGTCGTCTCACCAGGATTAACCGGCAATCTAACAAACAAGTCTATCGCTGTTAGTAAGAAAGCATACACAGCAAACGGTAATGTTTCTATATTCGATCCTGTTATGACTGTATATGCAAACACAACCGGGCTTGTTACCGGTGACAATGCATATATCAAGTTTGCTTCTAATGACACGACATTACAGAATACAAGATATGAAGTATTGTTTGCCAATGCTACAATGTTACGTGTGACACATAAGAATATCGGATCTGCCGTTTCTGTTAGTGGTGTAGCAAATGTTCACACAAATGTTCTTACTCTGACATCCAATTATCATGGGCTAACAGATAACGAATCAGTATTCATTTATTTCTACAGTGGTGACACCGGTAACGCTACAAACTCACTATATACGGTTTCTGGTTCAACTCAGAATACCTTTAATGTTGTTGCAACTTATCCTGTTACAGCAGCCGGCTCTGCATATGCTAAGACAGCAAACATTACTCTGAATATTACTAGCCATGGATTCAATACAGATGATCCTGTCAGAGTATGGTTCACCAGTGGTGACACCGCTAATATTTCAAACGGTGTTTACTATGTCAATGTTAGAAATAGCAGTCAGTTGTTCTTTGACACACCAGCTATTCTAACAACAAACGGAACTGTTACTGTCTATAGAGGATATGCTAACGTTAACATATTCAGACAGTCACACGGTCGTTCTGTCGGTGATGTTATCGACGTTCTATTTGATTCAGGAAATGTAGAAAACATTGCAAATGGTGTTTATACTGTTGATGCTGTTGCCAATACTAATCAGTATAGCATTAGACACACAGGTGTCGTTGTCAGTAATGATTTGACTAATCTACTACCAAACAATACAGGGTATGTCTATACCTCGCTGCATAAATACTAAAAAATAGAAGGAATATATTTTTGTCATCTGCATATTCAAAATACCTTCAAGTCTTTAACGCAAAACAGTTTAAGGAATCGGTGTCAGAGCCGCTTCCTTCTAATGTTTATTTAACGTTTGGTCGATCAGTTCCCTGGAGCGATGAACAGAATCCTCCACAGGCAAACACAGGTGTCTCTACTTTCTATGAAGTATGGAACAAGATGGTTGGTGGTAAGAAAGTATCAGGTAACGACATTAGACATGTTGTTCCTAGACATGACTGGACTGCTGATACAGTGTATGTTGCATATGATGACATTGCAGATTCTAAGTCACTCAAGTCTGACATTTCTAATTTCTATGTTGTTACAGATGATTGGCATGTGTATAAATGCATTAGCAACAATTACGGTGCTGTGTCCACATCTAAGCCAACTACTATCGCAACAACTACTGACGTTACCTCTGATGACGGCTATGTATGGAAATACATGTATACCGTTTCTTCGGAAGAGCAACTAAGATTCGTAACCTCAGATTATATTCCAGTTAAAACTCTAACAGTCAATGATGGTTCATTACAGTGGGCTGTTCAAAACAATTCAATCGTTGGTGGTATTCATAGCATTGTTCTATCAGATCACGGTAGCAATTATACCGCAAACGATATCTCTATTACTATCACTGGTGACGGGCAAGATGCCACAGCCATAGCAGTTAGAAACACCACATCAAACATTGTTTCATCAATCGTTATGACTAATAGAGGTGTTAACTATACATATGCTAATGTTAGCATTTCTTCCTCTACAGGTTCTGGTGCAGTTGCTAGAGCAATCATGAGTCCTAAAGGTGGACATGGATCTGATCCTTTGATTGAACTTGGTGGTTCAAATCTATTAATTAATACTCGTATCAAGTCATCTGAAGGTGGCATACTAACCACAGAAAACGACTATAGACAGATTGCACTGATCGAAGATCCATATACATTCGATGCACAAGATTTGATTTCAAATGTTGCTGTTAATCAGCTAACCATTCTCACACTAAACGGCATTTCTGCTGAGTATGTTGAGGATGAAATTGTGTATCAAGGTGCTTCATTAGCTGCCGCAACATTCAGTGCTAACGTAGTTGAATGGGATTCTGCTAATAACAAACTAAAAGTAAATAACGTTAAGGGAACACCATCATCAGAACTCGTGAACGGACTTACAAGTACCGGTGCTAGATTCTTGAGTTCTATAACTAATCCCGACATGAAACGTTATACAGGAAATCTACTATATATTGATAACATATCACCAGTTGAAAGATCCTCCGATCAGGTTGAGGACTTCAAAATAATTCTGAAATTCTAAAAGGACAAGTATAAATGGCCGACGACCTAGTATATGCCAACTCTGAGTTTTACTACTCTAATGTAAGTTCTATTACAACTGACTTTAACGTTAACCCCTATTATGATGATTTTGATGACAAGAACAATTACTATAAGATTTTGTTCAAGCCAGGGTTTGCTGTTCAGGCCAGAGAGTTAACTCAGATTCAATCTATCCTACAAGATCAGATTCAGAAATTCGGCCGACATATCTTTAAAGAAGGTAGTATGGTTCTTGGTGGAAAGTTTACACTTGACACCAAAGCAAACTATGTTAAGATTAATGATAAAGACTTACTAGGTAATGATGTAGATATTAGCTTATTCAATGGTCAGATCGTCACTGGCCAAACAACTGGTGTTAAGGCATATGTTAACATTGCTCTAGATGGTAATGAAGGTACTGATAATCCAAAGACACTTTACGTTTCATATACTAAAGGTAATTCAGTAACCGACGAAGTATATTTTGCACCAAACGAACCACTAATTGCTAATGTAGGAACACTAGTTGTCGGCAATAACGTACCTGTTGGTTACGGTTCAGTATTTACTGTTAATGAAGGTGTTCGTTTTTGTAAAGAACACTTTATTCACCACGACAAGCAGTCTGTCGTAGTAGACAGATATGATATTAGACCAACTTGTAAGGTTGGTTTTGTTCTAGTAGAAGAAATCATCAACTCCGCACAGGATAGTTCACTACTTGATCCTGCACTAGAATCATCCAACTATGCTGCACCAGGTGCTGATAGATTTAAGATTACACCAATTCTAACTAAACTCGCTATAGATGATATCGCTGGTTTCCCTGATTATGTAAATCTATTCGTCATTGACGATGGTACTGTTACAGAAATGTATGAAAGACCTATCTACAATGTCGTTAGGGACGAAATTGCTAAAAGAACCTATGATGAATCCGGTGACTATTATGTTAAGGGATTCAATACTGTTATTGAAGAACACCTAGACCTTAATGGTAATGGTGGTTATCTAAGTGCAGATAGAGGCGGTGACAGTCGTGTATTATCTGTTCAGGTTGAAGCCGGTACTGCATATGTCAAGGGTTATGAAATCAACAAGAACGTCACAGAGTTCTTATCAACTGAAAAATCTACCACAGCATCTAATGTTAACGCTCAGATAATTTCCACAAAGGTTGGTAGCTATGTTGTTGCTAACGAAGCAGTTGGTGCATGGAATGTTAATATCGGCCAGCAGATTGATCTATATGATACTGCACAGAAGCGTATTTCTAGCGGTCTATCATCAAATGCTTCTCAGACAGGCAAGAAGATCGGTTCTGCAAGAATCAAATCTATCTCTGCTGATCTAGGCACTAACGAGTTACTAGGTGCACCAAATACTTCAATCAAGATTCATCTATTCGATGTTTCGATGCTTGGTGCAAACTCATTCGCTGATGTAAAGAGTGTTTATTACAACAACGCATCAACAGCAGATATGTGTGCTGACGTTATTCAGAAGTCAGGCAGAAGCAAATTGCTTGACACATATTCTGGACTATTATATTACACAGGTTCAAATCACACTAAGAACATTCGTTCTGCTGATGGTACTATTGATACATCATTCTTCTTCAAGAAAACTTCCGATGTGTCTATCAGTTCTATTGGAACATTCTCAGTAACATCAACTCTAAGTAATGAAATCTTTCCATATGGAACAGGATCATTATCTAATTCTGATTTAACTGATATCTTCCTAACCATTAATTCATCACTAAACTTGGCTATTCAGGGTACAGCACTATCTGGTGCAGGCACCACAACATTGAATGGTGCATCTACCTACTTTAGTAGATTGAATGTTGGTGATAAGATTGAGTTCTCAGGCAATTCATCAACATATATTGTCAGTTCAATTGCAAGCGATACAACACTAACTGTAACATCTGCTCTACCAGCGGTTCTATCTGGTAACACAATGACAAAGGCATATAAAGCCGGTGATATGATTGATATTCGTGGTACTGGTGTTGACACCGGTGCACAAAGATCAGTATCAGCATCACCTTCTGCTCTTAACTTTGATCTTAAAGAAACATTTGGTACCACTGTATCTGGTACAGTTACCTATACAATGACAAGAACAAATGCTAGAGAAATTCGTAAGATTCTTAGAAGAAACCGTTATGTCATTATTGATTGTGCGTCTGCTGGTACTACAGGTCCATTCAACCTAGGCTTCTCA